GGGCGCAACACGGTGGAAGCTCCAAGTCGAAGTCAAGAAACCCATCACCTCGCAGTCCTTCTTCCCTTTCCCTTTCCTTTTCCTTTTCCTTTTCCTTATCTCTTTCTTCGGAGGAATTCGATTCGAATCGAATTCCTAAAACGTTCGAACTCGATGGGTATTCAATTCCTTTCGGATAGCCTTCGATTACCCATTGATTATGAATCGAATAGGTACCCTTGGAATCGTTACCAATCAACACCGGGAGGTGATGTTTGAGAACCAGCCTGATAGCGGGCTGGTGGGGCTTCTTAAGAGCGGAAAGACCACCCGCGTTTTGGAAGCCGATGTATTTCGGAAGCCACCATTTCTCGCTCGGAAGTTTCACAAGGCGCTCCTTACCTGCGATCTCAGCGAACGCCTCCATCGTGAAAGTCGAGTCGCCAAGGTATCCTGCAAAAAGGAAGTTTGGCAATTCGATGATCCCAGCTTGGTTGCATCGGTCATTGACGAAGCTCCACGCCAACTTGTGGACGTTGCTTAAATTGCCGTGCCAAGAGTCATCCCACTTGTCGGTGTTGGTGAACCGCTTCATGGCTCCCTCCCGGTATCAGACAGGACGGGCTCTGCGGCCTCACGGTGCGGGGCCTCGGGTTCGGCGGCGGCGATTGCGGCGCGGGCCACGTCTACAGCCGTGCGTAACCGTTTAACCCCTTCCGACGTTGACGGTGATGTCGCAGCATTGCTGACAAGAAGCTTCAGCGCGGCGAGAAGTTGCGGCGCGGCGGCGATTAGTCGGGCGTTGGCGTCAATGAATCGGACGGTATCCTTGGAATAGCTCCCGTGACATTGGCACACGACATCATGCGCCGATTCACTTACAACCATACCAGCGTCGATTATCGCCCGCCAAGGCCCCGGAGTGTGACTCGGTTGACTCATGCGCCCTCCCTTCCGTATTGGAGGCTAGAGGACGCAAACGTGCGCTTGACGCACCCGACGGGGTGTGATAGTTCTTCTTTCATCGGAACTTCAAAGAACGCCGCGTTACGGATTACGAGTCCTGCGCGGCGTTTTTTGTGCATGTCAGTCTGGCATGACAACAAACGGGGCGCAAGTGTTTTCACGGCGGGTAGGAATTTGATAAACTTCGCGGGGTTGCGTCACAAATGTTTGGCCGCCCACGCGGCCATGATGGACTGAAGCCGCTCCGTTGCCCCGGGTTCCGGCTGGTTGGCGGAGTCGAGCACGTCTTGCAAATCAAGGCGCAACCACCACTCACGGTCGCACTGGTCCTCCCAGCAGTCCTGACAGATGTCGTAGGTGCCTGCCCCTTTTGCGGAGGGCCATGTGAGTTCGTTCGCCTCGATCGGGCGGGAGCATCGCGGGCAGCTCAAAACTCGCCCTCCCACGCCATCACTTGAGGATTCGCCTCGATTGCCGATGTCAGTTGATCGACCAACGCGCGGAGTTCCACAACCTTTTCTCGAAGCTCCACGGCCTCTTGGCGCGAGGCTTTCAGTTCGGCGCATGTTGTGGCGAGGGATTCGTGTTCCTGCCACGCAACGAGGCAGGAAGGGCAGTAGTGGGCGGTCATAGGTCGGCCTCCGGTTGTTCGCGGCGAAGCTCAATCAAGGCGCGGGCCAGGGCTTGTGCGTTGTGCTCCGCAAGGGCCCGGGCTTCCTTCACTTCGGCTTGCGTCGCCGACAGTTGCGATTGCAGGAGATCCCACGCCAGGGCTCCGTTTGCGTTGAGCGCCCGGAGTTCGTCGCGCTCGCGTTCAATGCGAACGAGTTCGCAGCCAAGGCACGACCCATCAGTCAAGTCCGGGTCGTCAAAATGTTTTGGGCATAGGTCAGTCATGATTCTTTTCCGTAGCATCCGCACCCGTTCATGCACCCGTCGCATGGGCGGTAGGTGGCCTTGCAGTTGGCACCGAGATCCTCCAACATTCTCATTCTACGCTCGTCTGCGGCAGTAAATGGGATCGCGCGCCGTTGCTCGTGCCGGATCCACTGGATAATCCTCCACGCGATCACCAGAGCGGTGATTCCAGCCATCGCGATTACCTGGCCTCCTTCAATCATGCTTCCAGCCCTCCCCGTGATGCGAACTCTTCCTCGAACCAAAGCGGCACCCCGGCCTTTTTCGCCAGTTTCGTGACAGCCTCGTCCTCATCGCGTCCGTGGGCACTCATCGCGATAAACCCCGGCTTGGTCTTTCTAGCAAAGCTGCCGAGAGCTTCGATGCCGCCGCATTTACCCTCACCGACGCGGATTCGGTGGGTCCGATACCAAGCCAGCCGAGGAGACGGCGACTCGGGGAGAAGGAACAAAAGCGGGTCTTCGATCGTGAATCCGCCATTGACATCGCCGGGATGTCGTTTAGTTGCTTGCATACTTCGGAGGCCCCCGCTTGCGCAAATGTCCCGTCACGGACGCGCACGGGGGCCTTTTTGTTTTGGTTTTCGACTGCCGAGTTCCTGACGGGGAACCTACGCGGCGAGGCTCAACCTGATTCCAGTCGACGGCTTTGTCAACGCTGAAAGAATCAGGCGTTGCTGGAATTTCCAGAAGTTCCCGCGATGCCCATGGCTGAAAGTTTCGCCATCACAGAATCAAGCGCCCCTGGGTACTCTAACAGGCGCATTAGGAGAAGGTCGCGAACGGCGGGCTGGTCGAGCAATTCGTTGAGGCCGAGCGCCTGCTTCGTCTCGCCTTCGATTGGGGTTCGCGGCGTCGGGGTGCCGACAAAATTGGCGAGATACATCTCAGCTCCAGCCTTGCGGGCCGCGTTGTCCTCGACCTCCATGGCGGCCCCGGCGACGGTCACCATCTTTTTGGCGTGCATGAGTCCGTGGATCACGTCGGCCAAATTGTCGGGTGAGATACGGCGATCAATCGCGGCCAACACGTCCTCATGGCGTCGCGCCGGGTCACGGATAAACCCCTTGTCGGCCACGCGCCGCCGTCCCCACATCCGGGAACCTTCCGCGATGGCGTTGGCAAAGTCTCGCGCAGCGTCGGGATCGCTGCACTCTTCAAGATTCACGCCTCCCTGATCCGTCACAAGGTAGAGCCCGGTCGAGTCCGGGAAAATCCCCGCCGCACGCGCCGCTGGCCCCGGCAGGACGACGATCAAACCACCGCCCGGAGCCGCAACTTGATGGATGGCGACGGGAGCCTCGGCCATGCGATCAACCCTCGTGATGCTCGTTCCAAAGACGACACAACGCCAGGAAGTCGGCAAGCCGGATGTTCTTGCCCCACGACCAATCGTAGATCGTCTTCGGCGACACGGCCAGCGCCTCCGCAACGCCATCCGCGCCCAACTTTTTCGCGCCTTTCACGCGCACCGCCATCAGGGCTTTTACTGCAAGCGGGCAACGATAGCGCACGGCGCGGCGTAGGTGGACAATTTCCACCCATTCAAGGGGCATACGGCATTCTTTCGGCAGTTCTTGCTCCATTAAGGGCATGGCGCAATATGCCATCGAAAAATTACTGAGCAAGCGAAAGAATTGCACTTGCACAATTACTGGAGCGCAGTAAATAGACAACATGCCAGTTGAAACCAAGGTAGCCATTGGCCCGAAAGGGTCGCAACGCGTCTTCACTGTCCGATCGACGGAAAACGCAATCACCGTCACCATGGAGGGCCGCCCCGGAACGTGGTCCTACCCTCACGCAACCGGGCCGGAGGTCGCCCAAGAGACAGTCGCCCTCATGATTCAGGATCTTGGTCGGGCCTGCTGGTCCGCTGCTGTAGAGACCTGCATTCATTCCACCGCTGCGAGCCTAAACGAACTCCGGTAAGATGAAAAAAACCAAGCTCGAAATCATTAAGCTCGTTGACGGGTCAACCGTCACTACCGGGGACTTTGTTCCGCCGGATTCCTACTTCACGTTTTGCGAGGCTCTCGCGGAAACGCTTTCCGAAAACGACCCGCTCGTGGTCGAGGCTGTCATGGCTGAGATGGAAGAAAGGATGGCAGCATGAGTCTCGCCAAAAACCAGTTCGAGGCCGCAGGGCTTGTCTGGACTGTCATCAAGGACGATGGCGGTGACATCACTATTGAGGCCCCCGGGTTTTCGGTGATTGCTTTCATGCCTGAAAACGGCGAAATGGAGATTCAGGTAGCCGACTTGTTTGCAAAGCTGGCGCCATTCCTTCACGCCGCCGGAAGGGCGCAAGGCAAAGAGGAGATTTGCCACGTTTGGGATGAGTTTGCCTCCAAAGAGGCAGCAAAGGCGGCGGAGGCGCTGGCATCATGAGCGCACGAGACCTTCCTCAATCAATCGAAACGCCAGACGTGATGCCGTTGGGTGTCGTTGAATCCCTGCAACGGGCCGAAATCGACGTTCAGATTGCGACCGCCAAACGCTATCCCCGGTCCATCGCTCAATTCAAAGCGACGGCCACGGAGATGGTCAGCATGGACGAAGAGACCGCCGAAAGCTGCATTTACCGGCGTCCAGTGGGCGGCGGTAAAGTCGCGGAGGGCATGTCCGTCCGCATGGCTGAAATCGTGGCGTCCTGCTACGGAAACATCCGAGTCGGGACCATGATCATTGAGCAAACCGAGCGCCAAGTGAAGGCTCGCGGGTTCTGCCACGACGTGCAAAACAACGTCGCGGCCACGGTTGAAGTCGTGGAATCTACCATCAAAGCCAACGGACAGCCCTACGATGAGCGGATGCGCGTTGTCGTCGCGAAGGCGGCGGCGGCCAAGGCTTACCGGGATGCCGTCTTCAAGGTCGTGCCTCGCGGGCTCTGTAAGGCTCTGGAAGAAATGGCGCGGCAAGTTGCCATCGGTGACGCCACGACGTTCACAAAACGCCGGGACGCGGTGATGGGATGGCTTGCGCGGATCGGCGTTGACGGCCCTCGCGCGTTCGCTGCCCTCGGCATCAAGGGTGTTGAGGACATCGGAGTTGAGCAACTTGTGACGCTGACCGGATACAAAACGGCGATCAAGGATGGCGAGATCACAGTGGACGAAGCGTTTCCACCCAATCGCCGCGAGGCATCGGCACCCGCAAGCAATCCATTCAAGAACAAGGCGGCTGAGAAAGCGGAGGCGCCCACATTATCGCCCCGCGCTGAGTTGGAGCGCCAGTTGCAAGAGCTCATGCAATTGGACGATGTGAGCGAGGCGCAACTAAAGGGTGAACTTGCCATCCGGCACAAAAAGCCCATGACCATCGCTCTGCTTTCTGACGAAGAGCTTGCGGAGATTTTGAATCCCACAAAATGGGCAGTCGTGGTCAAGAACATCAACACCGATCCGCTAGCATGAACCCGCCCGACTGCCAAGTTCACTTTTGCGCGCAACGCTCGCCTGAGTGGTTCGAGCTTCGCCGAGGATACCTGACCGCTACCGATTTCGGCCCATGGCTGATTGAGAAGCCGGAGGTCCGGTTGACCATCAAGGAGATTCAAGCTGAGCTAGATCGGCTTGGGATTGCGTATCCAAGCAAAGGGCTCAAGGATGAATACGTGGCGCTGCTTCCCGATATCACGCCCTACCTTTCCTACACCAAAACCCGCAACAAAGCGTGGGAATCGGCGCTCGGTAAGGTTCTGGCGGGCATTGCGGGACTCTGGGAGGCTCCGACGCGCGAGACCGAGGCCATGCGGCGCGGGACCGAGCTTGAGCCGGATGCCGTCGCCGCGTTTGAAGCGTGGTCAGGGCATCAGGTGACGCAGGTTGGATTCTGCGCTTCAAAGTTCGGTCGATTCGGTTGTTCGCCAGACGGATTGATCAACACAGGCGACTCGGTAAAGGGACTCGAAAGCAAGGTGCCGGAACCCTCAACGCACATCGTGCGCCGCCGCGCCGCAGTGCTGCCCTACGAGCACCTCTATCAAGTCCACGGGTGCATGGCCGTCACGGGATGCACGTCGTGGTTTTACCAGAACTGGAACCCTGGTCTTGCCAGTCTACGCATCGAGGTTCAGCGCGACGCATTCACCGATGACCTCTTCGCCGGACTCAAGGCATTCTCCGCCGACGTAGACCGCGCCCTCGCCGAAGAATCGGCGGCGTGGGAATCTGAATTCCAATCTCAACCCGAACTTTCTGCCGCATGAGAACCGAAATCACCACCACCATCTTCGTCGAGCACGAGGGCGAAAACCGCGAGATCCTCGTCACCGGGATCCTTGACGAACCCCGGGACTATCCCGGATATCCAGGACAAGGCGACTCGGTCGAGATCACGGACGCCGAAACCATGGACGGCGAGCCGTGGACTCTGTCCGCCGAGGACGAAGAACGCGCTATTGCGAAGATGATGGAAACCGCCTAAGCCATGACCAGGGGCGGGCACTTTTTACCGCAAGTTTAGCATCGACCTTAGCAATGAAAGATCTCCGCGCAGCTTACCGCCACATCACCCGGATCGACGACGACCACGCCCGCACGCACGGGTGGCGCGTCCGATTCCAAACCCAAGGCGACCTGCAAACGAAGCTCTTCTCTGACCGCAAGCACGGCGGAAAGTCCGGGGCATTGAAGGCCGCAAGGAAGTGGCGCGACGAGAACAAAAAGCCCGCGAAGGAATCCAAGCCAACCGGCGGCACGGCCCGGGTCCGCCTCTCAACGATCAACGGCAAGCAGTTTTGGCGTGCGCTACTACCCGTTGCCGATGTAACCAAAACCAAAAGCTTCGCGGTCCACATTTACGGACGCGACGAGGCCAAACGCCGGGCCGAGGCTTGGCTTGAATTGAACCGCGAAGGAATCCCCTCATGAACGACCCTATTTCACCAAGTGCAGATTGTCGTCCCTTCCCTGGGGCGCGGATTGAAACACCAAAAACGGAATTGTCAGCCGCCGACACAAGCGCGGACGTGACCGCAGAAACGCGGGAAACCCCCGCCCCTCAACACGGAGAGGCGGGGCTGGTGGAGGCGGCGCTCATCTACGCGGAAGGCGAATGGGATCGCATAGGTGAAATTGGCTTTGCCCTTGAGCGAGAGGGGTATGCGCGATCTGAAATTGCAATGGGAATCCTCGCCGCCGAGGTCCGCCGGTTGCAAGAGTTCAAGGACCACTACACCGAACTTGCGAAAGCCAACGGGTTTGGCTCCATCACGGAGGCGGTCACGGCAGGAAGGCTGTATTTTCAATCTCAAGCAGAACGAAAAAGGTGAGAGGGCCGATGGAAGCGAAATAAATCTATGAAACCAAAATCAAACGTGGCCGCTTCCAGCGGTTCTCTCCACCGCCTTGTTCGGCTTTTTAGGGCTGTGTGGTCCGATGTGGGAATAGCCCCCAAAGACGCTGCAATGGTATTCTTGGCTGGCGTAATCGTGGCGATCCCCGTCATGGCCCTTGTGTGGGCGACGGCATGGGCGCTGTGCCGCCTGAGTGGGAAGCCACTCGATGACAACGCAATGATGGCAAGTGTCACGGCGCTGTTCTTGGGGTACTGCATGGTCCGCGCTGCAATCTACCTCCGCGACAAGTGGCGCGAATCCAGTAAGCCGAACAGAAGGCGCTATGATCTTGAAAATCCACGACACACCAGGGACTGACACCCCGATCACGGACAACTGGGACCACCGGCTATGCCCTCACGGATTCCGCCCTGTGGCCCTATGCCGACAGCTTGAACGGGCTGCCAATGCCGCCAAGGCCAAGCTTGTCGAGGTTGAGGCTGCCGCCGAGGTCGCGCGATTCGAGCATCTGATTCGCGAGTCCGATCTTGAGCGCAAAATCCGCAACCTTGAGATGGGCGTTTGCCTTGACCGCACGCCGCGCGTGAAGTCGATTGAGGAGTTTTTCACCCTGTTTGCCAGTTAAAACCATGACGACATCCACACTTGAATCACCCGAACCTGACCTTTGGACCCTGGCCGCCGCGCGGGAAGCCGCGAAGGCCGGGATGAAAACGGCCGCCGCGAACAACGGCGATCCCTATCAAGCCTACGCCCGACGCTTCGTGATTGGATTCCTTCGGGATAATCCGACCATGCACATCGACGAGCTTGAGCCGATGGGATTGCAGCCGCCCTCGAAAGGATGTAAGGCCGGGATCGGGGCGGTCATATCAGCGCTCGCCAAAGACAAATGGATCGTGAAGATCGCCGACGACCGAGTGCCAGGGGCGTTTCTCGCCAAGCCCTCCGTTTCCAGCCATGGTTCCCCGAAGTGGGTTTGGCAATCGTGCGCTCCTGAGTGGGGAGGCTCGCCGAAGACCGAAGCATGAGAAACGTCAACCTGCCAAAATCTCGCGTGTGGGTCCGCTGCGACGCCTTTGGACGCGACGCCTCGAAGTTTGAGCCCGCATGGTTGGTATCAGCCCGCGCCCTTCGCAACCGCCCCTTCGCCTTCCAAGTCTGGGTGGACGCCTACGCCGCGTGCTACGACAAGATCCCGCCCCATTGCCTATACTGGCGCGAGCCGGAGGAATCCGATGCCGAAGCCCTTCCGCTCCACAAGGTGCAGATGTGGGAATGCCTCAGCGGGTCAATCGAGTGCTGGCAAAAGGCGCAACTCGCCGACGTGCCGGTCATCGTCAACCTTGGGGGCGGCAAGATGACGGCGGGACACTACTGGTTCACCCTCGACTTTCTCCCTGAAGGCCAAGGGCTCGGATACCTTGACGTTGGCGAGGCCGATTTATTGGAGGAGCACAAGGAGGCAAACGTGATCAAGCTGGAGAACGGGCAAATCGCGATCTATCCAAACAACCGGCTCAAATGGCTGCCGCTTTCCCTCACGCCGCCCGGGGCCGCGAAGGCAATTCCAGACTGGGACGCCGCGAGCAACGGCCAATGGGACGAATGGTGGGGCGATTCCGACGAAATTATCGGAGGCGAGACGGCCTTTTTCTATGGCGCGAACGGCCGGACCCCGCATCCAGAACTTAATGAAAAGCTTTCCGCGAAGGAGAAAACCAAATGACGATCCAACTCACCCCATCCTGGCAGTTGACCGACGAGCACGCGGCATCGAGCTACGGAATCCCGGTCCTTGCCAATCGCCACTCCGGCGAAGCCTTCGGACCTGACGACATCGTGCAATGCTACCCATCCTGGCCGATGCAACCCGCACGCCAAGCCGTGGCCCGCATGGCGCTGACGGCCGGATACGCTGGGAGGCTTGGAAACGGCGGCATGGATTTCGTGGTGAAGTTTACCGGGGAAGTTGCAGCATGAGCACCCTTGACCAATCCCGAGTTGCGGAAATCCGCAGGCTTCAAACCAAGCGCGACCAAAACAGGAATGCGCTCGAAGTCGCCGACGAAACCCTCGCTTTGGTTGAGGACGTGGGCCACGGCGCTTTGTCGGACAACGTGACGGCAGCGCGGCGCGTGATACTTGACGCCTTGGGCCGGGGCGGTGGGGACCGCGAGAGTCTTGATTCCCTGCCCCCGGCGTCGTCCCCGCCACAACATTTCCCGATATGGCTCATCATTGATCACGAGGGAGATCAATGGCACGGAGCATTCGTAAACAAAGGCGAGGCAGAATACGAGCTGGATGCAATCCGACAAAACCTGAATCAATCCCGCGAAATCTGGCATTTGGTTGAGTATCGCGAAGCGGCTCGGGAGGTTCGTGTCTTGACGATGGATTTTGAGGACGATGACGAAGAGGTCGCGGATCAACGGAAGGAGGAGCCGTGAGTGAGACGCGACAAGAATACGAGCCGGTCATTAGCGGTCGCGTGCGTTATGGCGATGAGTTTCGGCACGAAAGCGATGCGGTCTGGCAGCGGGTCGTTGGCCCGGTTTTGGGCGCCGAAGTTCCCGCCGAGACTCCATCGGGCTGGTTGTTCCGCCGCCCGATTTCACCGCGCCCTGATTTGTCAGCCTACGGAAAAGACCAGCGATGAGCGAGACAAACGCAATTCACACCTTGCCGCCTCACGTATCAATGAAGGCGCACTACTCGGCTCAATACTTGCTCGACGGGCTCCTTTGCCCAAAAGGCATACGAGGTCTGTTGAAACTCACAGGAATTACCGAAGGCACTGTGGCGGCGTGCCTAGAGGAGATTCTGAACCCCGAAAAAGACGCCTGCCCCTCATGTACGGTCTGCGGTGACTCAGGTCGTGTGTGGCGTCCGATCTTTGAGCGATGGGATGCGTGCCGGTTTTGCGGGCGGGGTAGATAAGGGAAATTAGCAAATCCGCCAAAATGCGCCGTGGTGCTTTTGGCTTTTCGTGATACATTGCCCGATGAGTTCCCCCTCCAAGGAGCAAAAGCGTGATTCCGTCTTCTACACGGACGACGAGATGGAGTTGATTCTCGCGGCCATGTCGCGCCGAACGAAAACCGGCATCCGTGACCGGGCCGCCGTCATGGTCATGTGGCGCGGAATGCTCCGGGTTCGCGAGTGCCTTCAACTCCGGGTCGCGGATTTGGACCTGAAGACCGGAGAGCTTCGCGTTCTTCACGGAAAAGGAGACAAACCTCGAACGGTCGGACTCCCCCCGTCGGCCCTTGATTGCGTTGGGGCTTGGCTTGACGTGCGCAAGACTCTCCCGGCGACCAAGATGGACCCGATGTTCTGCTCGCTCTACGGCAAACCGCTTCATCCGTCCCACTTCCGGCACAAGCTCCCCCGGATCGCCGCCAAGATTGATCTGGGCAAACGCCTACACGCCCACGGGTTCCGACATTCTGGGGCCGTCCGCATGAAGCGCAAGGGGACCGACACCATGGATGTCTCGCGCGGTCTCGGTCACTCCAACATCGCGACGACGGAGAAGTATTTGCACCACCTCCGCGACGATTCCGTCATCGCCGCGATGCGTGAGGAGTAGGCAATTCCCTTCTCTATTTTAACCATAACAGCAATACTTTCCGTGAACCATCACGTTTACGCTCTGAAAGACTCACCTTTCTGCTGAAAATGGTGATGTAGATGCAGAAAGAATTTAGCTCAGGAAAAAACCGTGAGAGTTTTGTGGCGCATGGACAGGATCGATTGCAAATCGCTGCGCAAAGCTTTGAATCCACTCAGGGTGGAGCCTTCTGTTCTATTGAATCCTGATGGCGGTTGGTGTCTTGGGTTCCCCTTGCTCCAAAAACGGTTTGTAGGGTATCTGCGCACTATTCGTGAAATTGAAACGTCACCGTTTTTCCCTATGACCAAGGACAAGGTCATATCTCAAGTGCCATATCCAGAACCTGTCGCTCTTGAGGATGAGCGCCGACAGTTTGAGCGCCGTTTTTTGCCATCAATTCACGTTTGCTTGCGCAAAGAAAATGAAGGGCGCATCTATTTTCTGGAGTGCAGTAATGGCCTTATCAAAATCGGCCGCACCCGAGGTGCAGTCAATGCGCGAGCGCAATGGGTTCAAAGGCATTTTGGCGTTGATGCGCGGGTGATCACGTCGATTCCTGTGACCTGCGCATCTAGAGCGGAGCAAATGATTCACGGGCACTTTGGTCGATTCCACACGCCCGTGACTGGAGTCACAAGGAATTACAGCGGCAGCCTCACCAAAGGGGTCGAGTTTTTCTCCATCACGGTGGACCAAGTAATGGAAGTCGTTGATCGAATCGCAGGCCACAAAAACCCATCGCCCACGGCCAGATACGACCGAAGAACCGAACGAGCCATGCAAGAGGCGCTCGCGAGAATCTCCTGAGCGACTATGAAAACCCGAATTCACATCCAATCCTTTGGTCGCCCCGTGCTCGACCTCACGGCGGACCTGTCCCTAGATGACGCGATTGAGCTTGAGGGGGCGATCAACGCTTCAAACACGCTGCGGGCTCATGTTACGACGGTTGAGGATGCCGCGATTCCAGACAATGCGGCGCGACCATGGTTTTCAGGACAGACCGAGCCTCCGCCGTATTATCGAGGCCTACTTGAAGGCGAAACCGCCAAAGAAGGCGACTTGGTTTTCTCGCCGGTGAGTCAAATGTGGCATGAGCTGGCGCGAGGCTTTGGATG